TTATGAAGAAACTTATTATTAACTTTTAGAGAGAGACGATTATGGCACTTTTTACTCCATCAGCATCTCCTGCAATTACCGTTAAAGAAATCGACCTTACAGGTGTAGTACCTAATGTCGTAACTTCAACTGGTGCTTTTGTTGGGGATTTTAGTTGGGGTCCAATACGTAACGCAACCTTAGTGGCCAACGAAGCTGGTTTGGTTGAAGCATTTGGGTCTCCAACAACTACAAATAACGTAGATTATTTCGCTGCTGCGAATTTTCTAAGATATTCAAATAGTTTATATGTAGTAAGAGAAGCCACCGCAGCTGCATTAAATGCATCCGATTCATCAGGAGTAGCAGTCCAAGTAAGAGATAAAGATCATTTTGACACATTAAGTGTTGGTGATTCTAATCAGACTTACATTGCAAGATATGCTGGAACCTTAGGTAACTCACTTAAGATTGCATCATTATCTGCTTCTGACTCAGACGGTGTATTTAATACATGGACATATAAATCATCATTTGATGGACCACCAGGAACATCAACTTTTGCTTCAGGACTATCAGCAACTAATGACGAAATTCACGTTGCTATTGTCGATGAAGATGGTGATATTTCTGGTACTGCTGGAACAGTACTTGAAACTTTCCCATATGTTTCATTAGCATTAAATGCAAAAGCTGACGATGGAACTTCTAACTACGTAAAAGACGTAATTAATAACAGATCAGGATACATCTATCTTGCTGGTTTTGACAGTGATTTAACCACTGGAAATGCTGGCACAAATGCATCTTCTGGTGTTGACTTCAGAGTTGCACAAAGCAGAACAGCTGCTCAAATTAAGACAGCTGCTACTAAATCTACCTCATTAGCAGGTGGAGCTGCTTCAGGCACACTTACAACTTCTGAAGTTGCTACTGGATTTGATTTGGTTGAAGATGTTGAAAATATTACTGTTGACTTTTTGATTGCTCCTGGCATGTCTGCTAGAGCTGATCAAACAACAGTTGTAAATGATCTTGTAACTATAGCTAGCTCAACACGGAAAGACTGTGTTGTTGTTGCATCTCCTGCTAGAAATGATGTCGTAAATGTGGCTGCAGCTACTGCAGTAACTAATGCTGTTACAACAGCTGATACATTTACAAATTCATCATATCTAGTTGTAGATAACCAATACTTAAAAGTATATGACAAATATAACGATAAGTATATCTTTGTACCTGCTGCATCATCTGTTGCTGGTCTTATGGCCGCTGCAGACTTAAATGCTGCTCCATGGTTCTCACCTGCAGGTCAGAGAAGAGGTAATCTACTAGGTGTAACTGCTCTAGCATATAGTCCAAATAAATCACAAAGAGACACCCTATACAAAGCGGGCGTCAACCCGATAGCAAATATTCCTGGACAAGGTGTATTACTATTTGGTGATAAGACTAAACTTGCAAGACCTTCTGCATTCGATAGAATCAATGTAAGAAGATTATTCCTTGCAGTTGAAAGGGCAATCAGCCAAGCTGCACGAAACGTTATGTTTGAGTTTAACGATGAGTTTACTCGAGCAGAGTTCGTGAATATTGTTGAGCCATTCCTAAGAGAAATCAAAGGAAGGAGAGGTATCACAGACTTCAGAGTCGTATGTGATGCAACTAACAACACAGCTGCTGTTGTGGATCGTAACGAATTTGTTGCTTCAATATTCATTAAGCCAGCACGTTCAGTCAACTACATTACTCTAAATTTTGTAGCTGTCAGATCAGGTGTTGACTTTGAAGAAGTAGCAGGAACAGTTTAATAGGAGAATAACATGGCTATTTTAGGCGTAGATGATTTTAAAGCTAAAATAAAAGGCGGTGGTGCTCGTCCTAATCTGTTCAAAGTAACCATCAATTACCCAGCTTTTGCTGAAGGTGATGTAGAGTTAACCTCGTTTTTAGTACGAGCTGCAACTTTACCCGAATCTTTAATGAGTACAATTCCTGTACCATTTAGAGGAAGGGAACTTAAAGTTGCGGGTGTACGTACTTTTCAACCTTGGGTAACTCAGGTATATAACGATACTGACTTCAATGTACGTAACGCTATAGAAAGATGGTCAAATGCGATCAATGCTCATAGTTCAAATGTTGGTCTTGTAAACCCAACTGACTATCAGGCTGATCTTATTGTTGAACAATTAGATCGAGACGAAACCGTTCTAAAAACTTATAACTTCCGTGGTGCATTCCCAGAGCAAATCGGTCAAATTGATTTGGCTTATGAGAATAACGATGCAATTGAAGTATTTGATTGCACATGGCAGTATCAATACTGGGAGTCAAACACAACAACCTAAATTATTTGAATATTTTAGGAACTTATTTTCAGTATAAGTAATAATGGGGAGCTTCAATAAAGAGGCTCCCCAAAACTGAGGAAATTAAATGGCAGATGATAATGCTTTAATAAAAATGTTTGGTTTTGAGCTCAGAAGAGCTGGAGCCAAAGTAAGCACAAATAAAGAAAAGTTGCAATCTATTGTACCTCCTCAAGACCAGGATGGTTCAGGTTATGTAACAGCTGCTGGGGCACACTACGGACAATATATCGACTTTGATAAAGAAGGCGATGCAAAAGATAATGTCCAACTCATTAAGAAATATCGCGGTGTATCTATGCACCCAGAAGTAGATGCTGCTATTGAAGATATTGTTAATGAAGCAATTACTACAGGTGATAATAAATCAATAATTGATCTTACACTTGATAATGTTAAGGCACCTGATAGCATCAAACAAAAGATGCGAGAAGAATTTGAAAATATTGTGAATATGATTCATTTTAATGATAATGCTCACGATATATTTAGAAACTGGTATGTAGATGGTAGAATATTCCATCATTTAGTTGTCGATGAAGCACAACCTAAAAAAGGTATTCAAGACATTCGTGTTATTGATTCAACTAAAATACGTAAAGTAAAACAAGTTAAGAAAGATAAAGATCCTAAAACAGGAGCTTCTATTGTTAAAAAAGTAACAGAGTTTTATATCTTCCAAGAAAAACCAGGACAACAAAACAGTGGAATTAGATTATCGTTAGACTCTGTAAGTTATGTAACTTCTGGTCTAATGGATGAGAATAAAAAGAGAGTTATTTCATTCTTACATAAAGCGTTGAAACCAATCAATCAGTTAAGAATGATGGAAGATTCTCTTGTTATATACAGATTAGCAAGAGCACCAGAACGTAGAATCTTTTATGTAGACGTTGGTAACTTACCACGAGGTAAGGCAGAACAATATATGAAAGACATTATGGCTAGGTATAGAAATAAACTAGTTTATGACGCTGGTACTGGTGAACTAAAAGACGACAGAAAACATATGTCAATGTTGGAAGACTTCTGGATGCCACGAAGAGAAGGTGGTAGAGGTACAGAAGTTTCTACACTACCTGGTGGTGAGAACCTTGGAAACATTGAAGATATTATATACTTCCAGAAGAAGCTATATAGATCTCTTAATGTACCATTACAAAGATTAGAGCAAGAAGCTCAATTCTCGCTTGGTAGAACAACAGAAATTACACGAGACGAAATCAAATTCCAAAAATTCATTGATCGACTACGTAAAAGATTCTCTATGTTATTCTTAGAGATTCTTAAGAAGCAACTTTTATTGAAAGGTGTTATTACGGAAGAAGATTGGGAATTGTGGTATAACGACATTATTGTTGACTATCAAAGGGATAACCATTTTGTAGAACTTAAAAACATGGATATTATGAGGGAAAGACTTCAGACGATGGATCAAGTTCAACAATACGTGGGTGAATACTACTCTAAAGAGTGGGTATGGAAAAATATCCTCATGTTAGATGACGATGAAATTGAAAGAATAAAGCAGGAAATAGGTACTGCAACAGATGATGAGGGCGAAGGCCCAGGAGAATTATAATGAGTAACGAAGCATTAGCTAAAATGATAGATGATATTGCAAATAAAGACTTTAATAAAGCAAACGATGCATTTGGAGAAGTTCTTGGAGGCAAAATTCAAGACGTATTAGATCAAGCAAGAACTAAAATTGCTGGACAGATATTTGATCCTGAAGTTGCAATTGAACCAGATGAAGAATTGGTTGCTGGTGAAGTTTCTGTTGATGACTTAGATGCAGAAGCAGAGGCAGCTGCAGATGAAGTTGAAGCTGAAATAGATGAAATCGAAGAATTTGATTTAGATGATGAAGAGCTAGATGATGATGACACCGGAACAGAAGAAGATACGTCAGGGGATGATGAAGAACCTGAAGAGACTTCCGACGAAGATTCTAAATAATTTAGAAGACTTATCTGAACAATATCTTCTCTATATAATAAGTAATCCAGGTCTATTAA